CGGTAACGATTTCCACATGATTTGCATCGACCTTTGCAGCGCGTCTCATAAGCCCTCAACAAAAATTGATTTCGTGGGCGTTTTCCAGTTCTTGTCCGGCGCAGGTTCTATCCAGGACGGGTCGAGCCACACTAATCGGTTGTTCGGATAAGCAATTAGTTGCCCGGTTTGCAGAGCAATAAAATGATGATTCTTATGCTGATCCGGCGTTTCTGACCACCCCGTTTTCATCCAATCAAGGGTGAACAAGTAATTCCCCGTTCGGATAACCCCATCCCTGCCGAGCGCCGTGACTTTGTGGTTTTTCAAGAATGAGAATTGATGCACCGCGAATTCATAGCCATACGAGTCCCACCATACGAGCTGCTCAATCGGTAGTTGTTCGCAAGGCTGTAAACAAATCTTGTTGATCGGCACTCGCGCCCATTGCGCTCCCGATTCAAGCATGACCTGAAACATGGGAACTCGCGCAGGTTCTGCCCGCACCCCAAAAATTACCGCTTTAACAAACTCCCCATGACCTTCCTTCTCGTCATACAAAAATTCTTTCCTTACAAAGCATTGAATCGTCGGGCAGTCGTCAATTAACATTGGCAGCTTTCTGAATAGCTTTGGCGGTTTCAATCTCGGCAATCACTTCCGGCCCGGTCTCAATCGTGATCCGCATATCCTGCACCAACAATTCCATGCACACCCCTTCAGCAAGTTCTGTTTCTGTGTAGTCGCTTGTTGCCTGCCCAAATTCAAGGAAAGCTGTGCAGATGCCATGTAAGACCTTCAACGCCTCAGCTTCTTCTATTTTTGTGAACTGGCACATAGTTCCTCCGTTTGCTGTAACAATTCTTGCTCTGTCCCGTATCTTTGCTCGAAAGCCTTGCGCCAGGGATGGCGGCTGACGTATTCCGGCGTATTGCGTCCACTTCTGTGATGCGTTGGACACAGACATATCACAAACATTTCACCCTTGCGCTTGCTGCCGCTCAAAACGTGGTGAATATCCCCATCGGATCGGGTTTCGTGGAACAACCGGCACACAATGCAACCCAAATCCCTCACCTTGGCGTGCCATTCCTGTTCAGCCTTGGTCAACGTTAACTCCCGCCTCAATAGAAGCAAAGTTCAGCCAATCTAACCAATCGCTGAATTTCTCTCGGTCATATTTACTCGTTCGCCTGCCTAGCATCACAATGCCTCCATGAAGGCCAGGAGCAAGCCTTGGAGCGACTTCGCCCTCATAGGTAGCTGTTAGTATGTCTTTCCAGTCGTTTTCGTGCAGGAACGTCTTTTTGCCGTTTATCAGCCATTCTTTCTGTTTTGACCAAGCCTTGAGGATTCGCCATTGCGCCGCGTTTTGTTCAACGGTGCGCTTAGTATTCATAGTTAACCGTTGTCTTGTTTTCTTGCAGCAATCTAGCGCCGTTTTTCAAATGGAAGTTCCGCGCCATCTCCGTTTTTGGGCTCATAGTAACAACGCGCAACCAAAATGTCTTTTGTATTTTTTTGACCAGTGCTTGCACTAACTTACTTGCTGATCCTTTTTTGTACGACCACACCGAATACAAAATTGCTTTGTCAGGCAATTCCCAATCTAACTGAAACAAATCTTTTTCAGTTGTCGGTATAAATACGTCATGCGTCATGCACACAATCGCGCAGATTTGTCTGTCCTCTATCCACGCATAGACGCTTCTATTTTTCCCCTGAACACGGCGCTTTGGGCTGATACTTGGGCGCACAGGGTCATCGCGCAAGATCGGATCGGGGTCAAGTAGTTGGACTAGCATCATTCCCCCTTGATACCGTGGGCGGCTTCGCATTCGAGCCATCCGAGTTTAAACATCTTGCCTTCGGCTTGCGTCATCTCGCAAAGTGATTGTGGTGGCAGCGGCTTGCGCTGTGGTGGGGAGGTGTATGTGTTCTTCTCCCTCAACTTGGCTTCGATGGCATCAATAAAAGCAGGTACACCTTCAATCCATGCTTCTACTTGATTTCGTGCTGCATAAAGATGCAGACCTTCAAAATGGTCACGCTCCTCCTCCGTCAGCCCAATCCATGTGCGCTGTGATGGGGCGGTAAAGAGGGGTTCGGCATTTTTAATTTTTTCTCTCCAATTACTGCCGCTGCCGTTGTCAATGTAAAGCCAACCATATCCATCAAAGTCATAGCGCATAGCCACCGGCTCTTGATCCGGCTGTAGTGCATCTTTGTTTTTGCCGTCATGAAATCCACTCATGTAGGCAATGGTAAGGTCATCAGATTCTTGCTTCTCTGCATCCGCGATGGCTTGGCGTAATGCGTTTATTGCTCCCACATCTATTTTTTCTTTTCCAAAAATATCCTCAAGGCAATCCAGCGCCAACTTCATCGCTTCAATGCTCATTTCCGCACCCATACGCGGCACATACGACCACTCGCGCCTTTCTTTTTGCCATCGGTGTAAACCAAGTCCATGCGCTCTAGTTCGCTCATCCTGCGGGCTACGGCGTTATGGTCAAGATCAGTTCTTGCAGCTATGTCGTAGATCGTGCCTGGTGTCTCTAGCGCGACGATGATGATGAGATGGTGCTTGGTAGCGAGTTCTGCTGCCTGATCCGCTGCCATGCGGCTTGTATCGGGATCGGTGTTACGCACACGGGGAAACTGCAAGTTCGGGAAGAATCTATCTAGCATCATTTTTTTATCCATTCGTAAAAGAGATTATTTTCTGTTGCCCTCACTTCTACTACTGAAAACTCAGCCGCAAACGCCCTCACAATTGCCGCTGATTCGGGCATTGCTGTTGCCCGTTCTTCTCGCGTCATTCCTTGCACGCGCACTGCTGTTGCTACCCTATCCTGCCACTTCATTTTTTTGCTCTACAGCTTTGCGGGCTTCCATCTCCCGAATATCCATTGCGGCATCTGCTACGCCATGCCAATCAGCTTGGCGCACTTTCAGCATTAGATACGCTTGCATAATTTCGAGATCAGTCATCGCTGCACCTGTTTGTTTTTCATACCATCGAGAATCGCTTTGATCTTTGCCTTGTTGCGGGAAATTTCCTCCGGCGTGATCTTGGCCTCCAACATCACCGGCGGTGTCCAATGTGACCGGCACAATTCGACGAACTGAGGCAACGTCGGCGGTTCAAGGGGCAGACTATCCAAAGCCCGCTTAATGGTGTCAGGACGCTGATTTGCGAGCTTCTCAGCCCATATCTGCAAAGCATTCACGATCCCAACATCCTCGCCATCAACTACCTGGCCCGTCATCCACATCCGTAACCACTTTGAGCCGTAGTGGGCGTGCATTACCTGAAAGATTTTCTTGATCCACGCTTCCGGTAATCTCTCTTTCATGGCGAACACCTCCAAAAATTGATGATCCAGTTGTTGTCAACGATTCGTGATAGCTGCCTTTCTTTTGCAGCCACTCAGCCTTAAATCCCGTCCACCCTCTTGCACACATCTCTTGCAAAGCCGCCTGTAGGGTTAAGCCTGCTTTCTGTGCCTCTCGCTCAATCCCTTGTAAAGCGGTTTTTGTAACCGCAGCTCGCTTAGCTTTCCGCAGAGAAACAAAATCCTGCCAAATTGCAAGTGATACGCCGTCAGGCGGTGTAGTAGTTACTTGGTTCTTGGTTAATGGTTCTTGGTTCTTGGTTCTTGGTTGGCATTGGGGGGTGTTTAGGGGGGGGATAGGGGGGCTATCGCTAGGCTTTGCCCACCTCATTGCCGCACCCTTCCTTCCACCATCCTGCATCGCGTGATACTTGGCCAATTCCTCGTCGCAACGTTTGTTGTGCCACACCCCGTCGCGGTGCTCGAAAAACTCAGCCAGTATTGGCGACACGATCTCTACCGTGGATCGGATTCGCCTGGCAACCCATGCAACATCGGTGAAAGGCTTCTCGGATTGATAGTAGAGATCAATCATTCGCCGGTAAGCAATGTCCTCGGAATCGGACAGGTGCGCTGTTTGGCTTAGATAATCGCCAATGTGAAACGGGTAAAAATTCACATCAATCCTTTCGGGCATAAAAAAACCCCTACGGCTGGGTTTCAAGTCGCGGTGGAGGTGAGCGTATCCAAGATGCTCAACACAACCGAAACCCATGCGTAGGGGTTCGCTTGGATACATTCGCGCTTCCACACGCGGCCTGATTTTTTTTCAAGCAATGGTAGATTGACATGATTATTTGATCCTGTCAACTGCCTCAATTCGCTGCCCAATCCACCGCATCACAGGGACTGCCATAGAGTTTCCTAGCGCCTTATAGCGTAGGCCGTCAGGGGTAGGCTTACCTTTTAGCTTTATGTCCGTGTAGCCATCAGGAAAGCCTTGGAGGCGCTCGCATTCCACAGGGGTCAAACGGCGCACTTGCATGGCATTTGTAATTGGAATATGACCACCACCAGCGCCCATTGCGTTTGTCAATGTCGGGCTTTGATCAATGCCAATTCCTGCATTTGGGTGCTGACCGCCAAGACAAACCGCCATCGGATTCTTGGCTTGCAAGGTTTGCGTCATGTCCACATCTGTTTGCGGGTTTGACATTTGACCGCTAAATACAATCTGCTGCGCCACACCATGCACACCTGTGGCATTGAGAGTGTACATTGGACCGCCATCGGTAAAGCCATCACCGTTGCCACCGTTTTGCGGTTGTCTTCCAATGGTGTTCTCAGCAAGTGCAATAGGTTGCGCTGGAACAAACATCGGGCAACCGGCATTGATGTGCTGATTCTCTAAGCCTTGTTTTGTACCAAAGGTTGTGTCAAGCGTGCTACTTATTTCGGCAGGCCAGTTACTGTTTGCAGCGCCTGTTCCAGTGCTGGCGGCAATACTTTGCCTCTTTTCTCTGCTCGGCGCAGGATTCCCTGACAAGCTGTGGCGCTCAAAAAGAACCGCTGCGGCACTTCTCCAGTCTCCAAAACATCCGACAACGAACACGCGTCTGCGGCGCTGTGGAACTCCGAAATACTGAGCGTCAAGAACTCGGTAGGCGAACCCATACCCGCATTCGCCCAACCCTCGAAGGAAGCTGGCAAAGTCGAGTCCTCCGTTACTGGATAGCACGCCGGGGACGTTCTCCCAAACCACCCACTTGGGCCGATACTTTGCAGCAATGGCAAGATACGTGAGCATGAGGTTGCCACGCGGGTCATCCAGTCCTTTTCGCAGTCCTGCGACTGAGAATGATTGGCAGGGTGTTCCTCCGACGAGAACATCGACATTTGCATCGGGCCACTCCTTAAACTTGGTCATGTCGCCCCAATTCGGGGTTTCGGGGTAGTGATATGACAAAACTTGACTAGGGAACTTCTCAATCTCGGAAAAAGCAACAGCTTCCCAATCCCACGCGCAGGAAGCCGCCTCAATGCCGCTACAGACAGAGAGGAATTTCATTGCTGTGGGACGATTTCAGCCACCATCTGAGCAACGGGGATGTAGTCAGTAGGATTGACCTTCAGAGCGCCGTTTGTGACTACCTCCAACTTGTATGCCATGCCCTCAGGTATCTGACCGCGCTTCGCCCACTGGCTTACTGCCTGGCTCGTAATGCCCAATGCCTCGGCTAGTTTGCGACGGTTGCCGAAGTGTGCTTCTGCCTGTGCGATTTTCATGTCGTTCCTCATAGGGTTAAAGATAACTTGCAAAGCATCCTAACCTGTGTCAATCTATCTTGTCAAGCGGGATTGATTTAGTTAAGAATACTTTACAATTTTCCTTTGCAACAATGCTTGACATTGTGCCACTAGCTAAGTAAAGTCCGTCTTGCAGTAACCAATTGACAACAACAGGAGACAACCATGAACCTCTGCAAAAATTGCGCTCACTACAAGAAAAACGCCGACAACATTGAAGCGTCCGAATGCACCCGCAAGCCGCAGTTTTCGCCTATCAGCGGGCACGTCCTGCCGACGTTCTGCAACCTTGAGCGTGCAGCATGGGGAACGTGCAAACCCGAGGGCAATCACTTTACGTTGCCCATGACGCAAGAAGAGCTCGACGCGGATCGCGAGATGAAATCCCGCGAGTGGGAGCGGTGGGTCGGCCCTGGCGACACTGATTACGAACGTTTCAACAGGAAACTCGGAATATGAACGGGGATCGCGCAGTGGCTATCGGCTTCACCTTACTTTTCTTATTGATTATCACGGGGGTAATAGCATGAACAAATCCGAATCCATCACCAACCTAGCCACCGCGCTCGCAATGGCGCAAATGAACATCAAGGGCGCAATCAAAGACAGCGCCAATCCATTCTTCAAAAGCAAATACGCTGACCTGTCCTCGGTGGTTGAGGCGATCCGTCCCGCCTTTGGTCAATGCGGACTAAGCTACGTTCAGCGGATCGAACCTAGCGACAAGGATGAAGTGCGCGTCGAAACGATCTTGATGCACGCATCCGGCGAGTGGCTGTCATGCGGTGTGCTTAACTTGCCGGTCAGCAAGGCAGACGCACAGGGTTTCGGATCAGCTTTGACCTATGCCCGCCGCTACAGCCTGGCTGCTGCCTGCGGTGTTGCGCCGGAAGATGACGACGGCAACGCGGCCACCAAATCAGCACCCAAGTCGATAGCTGTTTCGGTGTGGGACACAATGCCTGCCGACGAACAAAAATTTTTGTCTGACATTGCCCAGGAGGTTGTTGCTCAAATCAATCTGAACGATATTGAAAGTGCAAAAAAATACATTGACGATCAAAACCTTGATGCCGACGAAAAAACGGCATTGTGGTCACGGTTTGATTCCAAACAACGCGCAGCATTGAAGAAAGGCTAATCATGGCTTACATACCAAAACCCGGCAGCTTTACGCTGTTCAAGAATCAAAAGAAAGAAACCGACAATCACCCCGATTACAGGGGTGACGGTCTTGATTTGATGGGCGAACCGATATGGATATCAGCTTGGATCAGAGAAGGCGCAAAGGGCAAATTCATGTCTTGCAGTATGCAGCACAAAAACAAAGATCAGCCGGTAAAGAAAAAGGCTGGCGATATGTCTGACTTGGATGACGATTTGCCCTTTTGATCAACGGGGGAAAGCGGATGCTGGACGGAAATCACGCACTCTAAAGCGTGACGAGTTACCCAGACGCAGCGAGTACCCCACCATTCAAATAAAGGAGATTGAAAATGAACAAAATCGTAATTGATGGTATTGAATACGCGCCCGTTAAAGCCGCAGGCAATCGTGCAGTTGTAGTGGTGAATTCCGGCTGGATTTTTGCTGGCGATACCGAACAAGTTGATACGGTGGTCGGCAAAAGCATCCGTATTACTCGTGCGCTGCATGTGTTCAAGTGGACTGAAATCGGTTTTGCTGGTGTGATTGCAAGTCCAAAAGATAAGCGTGTGGATTTGCGTCCATGCGATCCTGTTGAAGTGCCGCTTGCATCTGTAATTTTTATAGTGCCGGTATCTGAAACTTGGGGGCTGTGATGCTTCCAGTAGGCTACGGCGGCGGCGGCTACGGCGATGGCGGCTACGGCTTCGGCGACGGCTACGGCTACGGCGACGACGGCGACGGCGACGGCTACGGCATTGGCGGCGGCTTCGGCAACGGCTACGGCTTCGGCAACGGCTACGGTGACGGCTACGGCTTCGGTGACGGCATCGGCAAAGGCTACGGCATCGGCTACAAAACAGTGACTATTTAATCAACGGGGGAAAGCTGCGGCAAGTACCCTACAAAGGCACACTATGGATGAAGAAGCCCAAACAGTAGCCTGCACTCAACTTCTTGCAAACGTTGTTTCGCTTGCAGTGCTTGATGCTTGCTTGAAGCCCGTCAAACGCAACGATTCAGCGCGGCACAAAGTACCCGTTGCTCAAGACAAAGCAATGGATGCAATGATGTTTCTTATGGAGGGAGCGCAGCATTACGTCGAAATGATCGGCATGGATGGCGATAGGTTTAAAAAGCAATTGATAAAAGCCATGTATGACGACACAGATAATTATTTCACAAAGCAAATTACAGCCGAGCAACGCCGTAACTTTCGATTCAATCTTTACTTTTGGCAAAACAACCCTGCCCGACGCAGATTCTTACCGGAGGATGACGATGAGACTAGCTGACGCAATCAATTGGATGATGACCTACGACGCACTACAGCCCGACTTGATCGACGTATCAAACTGGAGGCCGCACGATCCGCGACGCTACGACGAACAACGCAAGGAGTGCATCAAGTACCTGCGAGAAAGGAATCTATACATCCTCGATGGCAAGTTCACTCCTACGAAATCAAGCCACACCGACATAACCGTGATCTTTAACCGCGCCCGCCAGCAGCAGGGCGAAACCTTGATACAGGTAGCCAAATGAAAACATTACTTTGCTTTGCAGTTGTAATTTTTAGCGGCTGTGCAACGCTTCAACCTACCGCAAGCACCACCGTTCCCGAAGCTATCTCTAGCCTGCAAGTGGAAAAGGAAGTGCCGCCGCTTTCTCGGTTAGAAGTCATCAACGGTATCGGTGAATGCGAACGTGCAGGGATGCGCCCGGTAGTCATCAGCACGAAGCGCAAAGTCAACAATCAGTTAGTACCGTCTGTGGTGGATGTTACATGCCTGCCCAAGCTCTGAAACCCCGCGCCCGTCAGATCATTGCTGCCATGCGTGAAGTTTTAGCGCGTGATATTGAAATGACGGGTGTCAATATTGCCGGAGTCTTGAACGAGGATGCTGGCACTATTGGCAGCTACTTAAACGGCATGGCAAAGGATGGTCTTGTGTCCCGCATGGGTCTACGTTTGCAATACAACGGCAAGACACGCACAAAACACATGATGTGGAAACTCAATCACAAACTGATTCGGAAGCTAGAAAATGAGAAAACAGAGACGCTGGAGGCTGAAGGAACACCCGGCACAATGCACGAAATGCCAAGAGATGAAGCCGCCGACAGAGTTCAACTTGACCGAATACAAAACGCTCTCGTCTTGGTGCAAAGAGTGCCACCGCGTGCTGTGCCGTGAGCGTTACCATTTAACAAAGGGGGGAAAATGATCTTTTGGGGCGGCTTGTTTATGATTGCAGTATCGTTTGCCGTGTTTGTGATGTTTGTTGATCCGATCAATGACAAACGGGCATGGTTAGAGGATGCCTGCGCCGCTGTAATGATGATGGGACTAGGAATTGCCATCATTGGCGCTCTTATTTGGATTGGACGATTTATATGAAAGACTATTCAGAAAGCATCTTGGAAGTCGATAGGCTTCGCAAAGAAATACACCACGCTGCACTAGGTAAGCAATGGTGGAAAGCCTCTGCCCTGACTACTGATCTGTTGGTGGCAGTATCCGAGATGAAAGTAGAATTCCACGAACTTCAAAAGGATCAACATGGAAAATTATCAGCGGTGCAAAGTCTGTGATCTTGCGTTCAAGGACAACGACAAAGTGCTGTGGTGCAAGGTCAAAACTTGTCCCGAGACTGAGCAGCGCCTAATGACTGAGCAGCAGTACCGGTGGATTATGAAGAAAAAAGCAGACTCTCATCAGTTCGACGCTTGACCAACCCTGGCAGGACTTTACCCCCTGCCTTGGTGAACTTCATAAACTCAGCCGCAGCCGCTTCATAATCTCGGCGCAGCACCTTTTGACGGAGGGCGCTGCGCTGTAGTGTTCCCAGGCCAAGGTTAAAAGCAAAGCTAACGAGAGCATCGAATTTACTTTGGGCAAGCTCTCCGCAATATTGGGTAACGCCGCGCTCAAATCGAGCCAAATCGCCTGCAAGTATTGCATCCACTTCCTCCTTGCTCCACACCCGATTGTCGTCGGGATGTAAGTCTACTTTCAGCCGGTCAGCCATTGTCAGCTTTGCGTGGTCGGGATACATGACGTGCCCGATACCGATAGTCCATAGGTTCGCCGGACAGCGGTAAGGCTTGTAACGCACGCCCTCATGATGTGCGATCATCTTGATGCACAGCGGCGAGACTTTCATCGCTTGAATGCCTGCCCGCCGAAGTAGAAAGCAATAATTGACGCAAAAATGATCTGCGAGTCGTCATCCCACAGGTTGTTCAGCGCCACGTCAAACGCCACGCCCGTTTTGAAGGCGTACAGGAAGCCGAATACATCCACGAACACCAGCAGCAGAAACATCCCGTAGGCGATGCCAGGACGCACCATAGCGCGTGCGTTGACCACCCATTGACTAGCACCCTTGGCGCTGTCCGTGTCGTGCTGTAGGAGGGCGATTTTCTCGGTTACAGCGACTTGCTGCGACTGAACGACTAGCTCCTCAGTCCGGCTCTGCGCCTGCACCTTGATCTGCTCGGTCTTGATTTCCTCAATCTGTTTCTCAAGCTCAAAACCGGCTTTTTTTAGCTCCAATTCCCGTTCAATCTGCATCTGCGCTAGGGCGATTTCGTGTTTCTTGTCGGCTCGGTCTTGGAAGAACGACAGAATAGACGGCAAACCGCCCATTAGGAACGAAATCGAACTTGAGATAAGAGATAGCATTTCAGCCTCTGAAGTAGATTGCAACGAATACGATGATGCCGCCTATGCCGAGGAACACAAAAATTCCAACAGTCATCAAGGCTTGCTCAAATTCTTCTTTTTTCCTTGCAGCGCGGTCTTTCGCTAACCTGGCCTTGCGGATAGCCTCTCGATTTGCTTCGTCCTGCTCGCCGCTGATCCTATCGCGCTCTGCACAAAGTTCAGCATACAAATCCATCTCGCCTTTGAGAGCGAACATATCCCGCAATTCGCGCTCAAACTCCCTCGCCTGCTTGCGCTGCATGACAATGGTAAATGCCTGAGACAGCACCGATTCCTGCGCTGCTGCCTCTTTCGGATCATCAGGCTTTGCTGCTGCTTTTGCCGCCTCGACTTGCTTGGCAGCTTTTTCAATCTGACCTTGCGCCGTGAAAAACTTGGACAGTTCCCCGTAGCAATCACGGATTTCCTTGCCCATGTTGATCGCCTCTTTAACAAAGGCGACCGAAGTCTTAGCTACGGCAAACGCTGCTCCAATCGTTACGGGGTCGATCATTCATTCAACCCCCTTTTGTGACCAAATGCAGCAAAAGAAGAATGATTGAACCGGCACAAGCAATGCCAATAGACTCTATGCGCTTGATGCGAAGAATCGTCTCTTTCCACCGTTCCGCGCACACAGCCTCATGCGTCAGAAACTTTGCTTCGAGATTATTCTCCATCAATAACCGCCATGATTTCATCAATGGATTCTTGCACCTCCCAAGAATTGCCATTCATTCCAAAAGCAACGGTAACTTTTGTGCCATCCTCTTGCGTGTTTTCAAAGAATGACATCATCGCCTCGGTGTTAAGGATCAAGCCTTCACCGATACGTCCCTTAGTAGCATTGGTCAAGCGGATCAGCTTCATGCTTGCACCCACGAAGTTGTAACTTCATCCCACGAATACCGATTGTCATCAGTCGGCATTGGAACGGGTGCTTTCCACATACAACTATCTTCATTCAGCACCCAAGACGGAAACGGTTGCGGAGGAATGAAAGCATCCCGCCCTGCGTCGTAGGTGTAGCCAATTCCCGCGTAATTCTTGCGGAATGGCGTACCACCAAGGGCGTGAACGCCGCCGTGTGTGTTGTAGGAAGTCTGCTTGTAAACGTCACCGGTGCGGGCTGACAGTTCTGCTTCTTTCCCGTCATCCTCATCGCGTCCAACGGTGACAAAAATTACAACATTGTTTGAATCAAGTTTTGAAAAGTGCGACATGATTTTTCCTATGCAAACGATACGGTTTCGCTAGTTGTAGATGTGGCCGTGACAGTATAAATTTTGAACCCGCCGCCAGTTGTTGAACTTTGCGTCACACCACCGGAAAAAGTAGCGGTAAAAGTATCAGGCACTTTGATGATGACGATGCCCGAGCCGCCATTTGAACCTGCTTGATAAGTTGGACCATACCCCCCTCCTCCGCCGCCACCGCCCGTGTTTGCGGTCGCGGCAGATGGTGTGCCACCTGCGGTGTTTCCATCCGCTGCGCCGCCTTTTTGTGCGGTCGTTGATGTGCCGCCGCCTAGACCTGCCGTGCCACTCGTGTACGATCCTGCCCCGCCACCGCCCGCGTAATAAATTGACGAGCCGGAGATGCTGCTTGATTGTGCTATGCCACCATTGCCACCGCCTGCGCCCGATCCCGCAGCACCAAGACCCGCAGCACCGCCTCCACCGCCGTTTCCATAGTACAAAGCGTCCCCGCTACCGTTGCCGCCGTTGTAGCCTTGCACGGGCGAAGTGCTAGGGGTATTTCCCGCGCCGCCTGTGCCACCGCCGCCCGAAAACAATCCCGAACCGCCACCACCCGAACCGCCGGTAAGTCCGCTAACAGTATTTCCGCTGCCGCCACCGCCACCACCGGCCGAAGTAATTGTGCTGAATACTGAATTGCTGCCCGTTGTACCCATACTAGGAGCGCCAGTTGTCGGCCCGCCTGC